TGGGTTGCTCTTGCGTGACCGTTTTGACCAGTAGCACCTGCGCCTCCACCGCCGCCACCTGCAAGCCTAGAGCCAGAGCCGCCGTTATGACCTTGACCACTTATTCCGCTAGCACCTGCATAGGTTGTTGTTGTAGAAGTCGCAAACCCTGCACCACCACCAGAACCACCGCTTTTTGCACCTGCAAAAGGATATGTTCCGTACCAATTTTCTGTTGCCGCACCGCCACCGCCGCCAGTTGATGTATAGCCATAAAATGAACTATTACCACCGTTTGAGCCTGCTGCTGTGTCATAAGATGAGTAAGAACCACCACCGCCGCCGCCAACGCTGACATAATGGTTGCCTGTTCCTATGCCGAAAGAAAGATATCTATAGCCCCCTGCACCGCCGCCACCGATACCTGCGCCGCCTCCGCCGCCTGCAACAATAAGAGCCGTTACGCTATTAGAGCCACCGCTATTTCCAGAATTTGATACATAAAAATAACCAGAACCATAAAAATAATGCGTTCTATAATTACCGCTTTGCGAAACACTGCCGCCAGTAGCGTAAACGTATGCGGGTGCGCTAGTGCCATAGAATTGGCTCATGCTAATTGTGCCGCTTGAAGGTACGCCCCCTGCTACACCATAATATTCGCTTAAACTGTGAGGGGTTGACCCACCAAATTCAGATGCAATGTTGGCTAGTGATATTGCTCCACTGCTTTGTAGTGTCATTTTTAGCCCTCAAGTATTGCTCTAAGTCGCTCTATTTCGTCTTGTTGTTCTTTTATGGCTTCAATAAGCAAACCAACCATATTGCCGTAATCTACTGATTTAGTGTTTGTTTTTTCGCCTGTTTCTGGGTCTGTTGTCTCATTATCTATAACAACTTCTGGCAAAACTTTTTCTAGCTCTTGTGCAATTACACCAGTTCTAGGGCGGTCTGTTTCTATTTCTTTATAGTAAACACCACGCATTTGCTTAATTTTTTCTATAGGGCTGTCTATAGTAACAATATCTTTTTTAAGCCTAATATCAGAATAGGCCGTTACGTTACCGTTTGCCACAAAATTACCATTATTATAAATATATGCTCTTTCAGTTCCGTTATCGCTTCTAAAAATCCATGTTTGGTTTGTTTGAAAATACATATGGTTTGAATGGCATTGTATTTTACCATTGGCTTCGCCTGTCCAACTGCCATGACCCAATCTAATATCGCTACCGCCAGAAATAGTTACTGCTCCTGCGCCGCCGCCAAAGGTTATATCTGACGATGCAGTATCAGCCGCATCACTTCGTAAAAAACTACTGCCTTGGATACCATCAACTGTATCAGCGTCTAAGCCAGAACCAGACCCATCATTATTAGCGTGCCAAACGCTATAAAAGTTCACCCCATCTGGCGTAAATTGAAAGTCGTCTTTTACTCTAATACCACTATCATCGTGCGAATTTCTTAAATACATACTGTTACTATTAGAGTGCCATTGGAGATAACCTGCATTTGTAGTGCCTTGTTTCCAACGAATAAAAGGGTTGTTTGACCCAGACAGTACTATTTTTTCATCACTACTTGAGTTATTAAAATTGTATGTGCCGCCACTTAAATCATCTCCTGCATCGCTTCTAACAAAGCTACTTGCGTGAATGCCATCTACTTGATCAGCATTTATATTCAGCGCATCAATGTCAGCTTTAGTTTGGTCAGCCGTTGCACCTGTTTCAATACCATCAAGCTTTGTTCCGTCAGATGCAACATTTCTACCGTCAACATTGCCGCTTACAACAATATTTCCAGTTACATTTAAACCGCCAGAGGTAGCCTCTGCCTTTGTAGACCCTGCTAATTGTAACCTTTTAAAATCATCAGCGATAACAGTAATCGAAACTTTTGCACCGCCGCCAAGAGATACCGCACTACCACCACCGCTACTTTCGCTTGGGGAACGTGTTAAAGTTGTGCCACTAGCAGTATAAGTTCCTGTTCCTATTTCCCAATTAGCACCTTCTTCTATGACATATTGAACAACATCGCCATTAGATACCCCTGCATCAGCAAAAGTTTGAAAGCCTGTTTCAGCCGTTCCTAGTGTAATAGTTCCTGCACCAGTAGTGGCGGTGTTCATCTTGGCTCTGTTAAAAAGTTTTGCCATGATGCGCTCCTACTCTATGTAAGCGTTAAGATACCGTTAGTTCCAATATCTATTGTAAATGTATCGCCATCGTTCAGTGTTAGTGATGAACCATAATCGTAATAACCCACAATCGGATCGGCAGGTGATGTTGGTGTATCATTGTAGATCACAACATATCTAAAAGGTGCAACCGAACCGCCTGATGCTGTTAACACTAAGTCATCGGCAGACAGCTTGTATGTGCCGCCTGTTTGTGTGCTTGTAACATTTTGCAAAGTTCTTGCTGATAGGTTTGTGTACGATATTTCCGTACAATTTGCCAAAACACCATTACCATCCGTCACAACACTTGTGCCTGATGTTGGGTCTGTATTAGATAGCGCAACTTTGAACGTGTCTGCGTTCATGTCCATCGCATTAGCTAGGTTGACCACAAAGTCATTTACTTTAGTAAAACTTGCCATTTAATAGCTCCTAATTTGTATTCTACGCCCTGAACCCGATGTTCTAGCACGTTCTCCTTCCAGATTTATAGCAGAAACGGAGTTCAAATACAATGTATTCCATACCGCTAACCTCTGGTCTTCTTGTAAAAATGGTGAACTATGAATAAGCGAACTATACAAATAAGCATCTGGATAATTCGTCAACAACCAATTTGTATTATTTGCTGCCAAATCTGGTATACCTTCATAGTAAACCAACTCTACTACATAATCTGCATCTGGAGTTGGATAAACTTCAAATGCACCATCAACAACCGCATAAAACTGAGGCCGACCTGTTGTATCTTGATTTTCCATACGGAGTTTAGATATTTCAAATGGGCCGACTAATTCTAAAGTATAACTTGGGCTTGCAGGTATTGTAATCCTAACAGGGCTTATAAAATTTAATGGTAACGCTGTGTATTGACTATCTACTGTAGCAATAACCCTATCTTCCATTCGCCAATGTCTTAAATCTCTACCTAATTGTGCCTCTGCAAGCCTAATAAAATCAGGAATTTGGTTAGTTAAATCGTCACGATTTAATGTGTCAGCTATAGAAGCTTGTAATTCTGTGTAATTACTTAGCGGCATCAGTATAATCCTTTATCTTTACACGATAAAACTTCTGCATTGTGTCAGTTTTATATTCTTTGATGACCTCAACCTCATATTTATCATAGGCGTCCATAAACCCTAAACCAATGTCATCAACATCCATTTCATATTCTGTCATTCGCCTGCAACCTTTTTCAAATATTCGATTAGATCACCAACCGACCCATCTTGTCTGCTCACGTCCATAGGTATTACTTTTTGAAACTGAGTATACACATTCGGACGGTATTTTCTATTGCTTATTCCTAAATACTTAAAATCTTTTGCATATTTCATAGCTCTATTAATGGCTAATCTGTTTATTTCCATAGGGGTAAATTCTTTTTTGTACTTTGCAGCTAAGTCTTTCACTTCCTCTAATGCTATTGGGAAAAACCTATCTATATCTGCATTTATGTCATAAAAACCTTCTGCTGGTTGCTGTGTATAGTGAATATATGGTCCTAGCCCTGTTTCTGGATTATAATTCACATCACCATAATATGTTTGCGGTGGATATTCTTTTAAAACTACTTCTGGTTTTTCTCCATATTTCGAAAGCAAAGTAGGGTATGCTAATTCTCTTTCTTGTCCTTGTAAACGACCACCCCTTGTGAGAAATTTGTCAGGATCTATCACGTCTAACTTCTTGGGAGAGTAGTGAAATAAATCTAGCAATCCCTTAACAAGATTTCCTGCATTTTCTAAACCCCTGCGCCTAGCCATTATTCGCCCCAGTTTTTAATTATTTCTTCAAGCTCTCTTAGCTCTAGTCCGTCAGGCATACCTTCTGGATCTACTGCCCAATCTGGCATTATTCCTACCTTTTGATCTGCATATATTGTGTCTGCACCAGATGCGCCTCTGTTTTGATTTGCGTATGGTCCAAAGTTTACAAAGCTGTTTTGCCCTCTTGTTTCTGCCGCCATCGCCCTTCTAGCTTCTGGTGTATACATTCTCATATGCTGTAGAAAAGCTCGTTCCTCACCAGCACTTCTAAATTGTGGGTTGCCAGATCCTAAATGCCCAAAAGCATCGTGAACAACTCTAAAAGCATCGTTGGCTACTGCATCATCTTTATCGCCAACTGTACCTACTTTAGTTAACATCGGATTTCTTGAAGCATCAAAAGCAGCGTCACTGCCATATCCAAAGTCTGTTGGAAAAACTGTAAGGTTTTTGTTCTCCACAACATCTTTGTATCCTAGTGCTGGGGAAGCAGCATATGGGTCAGGCATATTAGGTTTTAGAAAAGTAAAGTTTATACCTGTTTCTTTTAGTGCTTCATACTGCGCCATTGTTTCTTCTATTAACGCTTCATAAGCCCTTTTTACTTCAGGATCATCAGGATTGTTTTTCATCCTCTCATATGCAGCAGCTATCAACTTTGCTCGTTTTTCGTCTTGATCTGGATAACGTAAATAATCAGGAACATCTATGCCTGCTTCTTTCAGGTATTTTTCTTCAGCCCTTTTAATCTCAGCTATTTCCCTAGAAGAGTAACGCTCGTCATCTATCCTAACTGCTGCTGGCTTGCCAGCCTTACCAACCATATTTACATCAGGATTAGTTTCTAACTTTTCGCCAAGAAGATATGGTCTAGATTTTTTAGTCATGTCAGCATAATCTGCCAAGTGGCCTAATAAACCTGCCATCTGAGCAGTTATTGCTTCTACAGGAACTTCATTTGTAAGAGCCATTAAATCTCTACCAAGCCTGTCAGA